GACACCGAGCACATGTACGAGGGCGAGATCGGCAAGATCGAGGGCTGCCGCTTCGTCGAGAGCACGGAGGCGAAGATCTTCCACGCGGCCGATCTTGCCGGCGACAGCCGCACCCTGCTCACGGCCGGCGCGGTGAGCGGCAAGACCACCTTCCCGTTCGACGGCGGCACGGTCCAGGCCGGCGCACTCGTTGGCCGCCAGGTGCTCATCGGCAATGCGTGCGTGACCGTCACGGCCAACACCGCAAGCTCCATGACCGTCGACGCCGCCGTCACGGCCGAGGACAACGCCATCATCTACCCCGGCGAGGCCGGCGCGCAGGGCCGCGACGTGTACGTCACGCTCGTGCTCGGCGCCGACGGCTACGGCACGACCGAGATCACCGGCGGCGGTCTGGAGCACATCGTCAAGCAGCTCGGCTCTGCCGGCACGGGCGACCCGCTCAACCAGCGCGCAAGCGTCGGCTGGAAGGCCACGAAGGTCGCCGTGCGTCTCGACGACAGCGCCATCCGCCGCATCGAGACCTGCAGCACCTACACCGAGTAAAGAAATCCACCCCATGCCTCCCGCCCGCGCGGCGGGAGGCGCACCTACAACAAGGAGGAAACAACTATGGCAACCAGAAAAAAGACCGACCGCGCCGCCGCTGAGGCCTGGCTGAGCGAACCCGTGACCGTGCGTCTGTTCCGCGACAACGGCAGCTACAAAGAGGACAAGGTCGTGACCGTCAACGGCGAGACCGTGCGCATCCCGCGCGGCGAGGACGTGATCATCCCGCGCCGCTTCGCGCTCGTGCTCGCGCAGGGCGAGGCGCAGGACGCGCGCACCGGCGCGCTCATCGAGCGCGAGACCGCCCGCTTTGCCGCCGAGAGCGGCGCGCTGGGGCTCTGAGCATGGCGACGCTTCAGCAGGCGCTCAAGCGCATCGACACGATCTGCCCCAACGCATGGGACGACGCGGCAAAGCTGCTGTGGCTCAACGAATGTGAGAGCATGATCCAGACGCGCATCCTCGGCATCGCGCCGGGCGAATGTGTGACCTACGACGTGAACTCCGACCGCAGCACCGTGCTGCTCGTGCCCGCACCGTTTGACCGGCTGTACGTGTACTACGTCATCGCCATGTGCGACTACGCCGCGCACGAGACGGCGCACTACGCCGACAGCATGGCGCTGTTCAACGCGGCGCTCGACGAATACGCCAAGTGGTACCAGCGCACGAACGGCGCCGCGGCTTCCGTGCCCGGCGCCGCATCGCAGATCGCCGCCAACACCGCCGCCCGCCACTCGCACGCGAACAAGCGCGTGCTCGACGGCATCACGGCCGCAAAGACCGCCGCGTGGGACGCCAAGGCGGGTACGGCGGCGGCCACGCAGTCCGCGGCTGGACTGATGTCCGCCGCCGACAAGGCCAAGCTCAACGGCATCGAGCGCGGCGCCAACAAGACCACCGTGCCAACAGCACTGAAAAATCCCAACGCGCTGACGATCAAAATCGGCGGCACGACCGTCACCTACGACGGCAGCGCCGCGAAAACCGTCACGATCGCCGACGGAAGCGAGGTGGCCTACTGATGGCGAAGAAGCTCTACGAAGAGGCGTCCGTGCAGGCCATCGCGGACGCCATCCGCGAAAAGACCGGCGGCGCGGAAACGTACAAGATCGCGCAGATGGGCGACGCGGTGCGCGCCATACCCAGCAAGGACAATATCGTCCATGCGGATATCCCGGACTACATCAAGACGGCGGCGCTGGAGGTAGCCAAAAAGGTGCAGGCCGTGCGCACGAGCGAAAGCATCGTCTTTATCGCGGCCTCGGACGCGCACCAGCTTGACACCAGCGCGGACATCGTGGCCGGCAACAAGCACGCTGGCATGGCGATGAAAGCGCTCGCGTATATTTTGCCGGGCATCGACTTTGCCTGCTATCTGGGCGACTACACGGCCGGCAGCGCGACGACCACGCTGGCCGAGGGGCGGCAGCACTTCGCGGAGATCAACGCGGACATCGACGAGGCGTTCGCCGGCATCCCGCAACTGCGAACGCTGGGCAACCACGACAGCTTGCAGTACAGCAAGGCGCAGAATGGCAGCGTGCTGCCGGTGGCGGAGCTGTACGGTCTGTGCGGTGCTTACAACACCGGCGCGGCCATGGGCAGCACCACCGAGGGCTACTGCTATCGGGACTTCGAGAGCAAGAAGCTGCGGGTCATCTGCCTGAACACCGCTGAAAATAGCGAAAAAGAATATGTATCAGATGCGCAAAAGCTGTGGTTTGCGAACACGCTGAAAGCCGTGGGCGCAAAGAGCGGATGGAAGGTGCTTATCCTATCGCACCATCCGCTGGACTGGGGTGGCGTGTGCATCCTGTCCAACATCGTCAAGGCGTATGTGGACGGCAGTTCCATCACCGCCAGCAGCGGCAATACCGTGAATTTCAGCGGCAGCAACAGCGCGGCGATCCTCGCGGCCATCCACGGCCATGTGCATTGCTTCAAGGCCGCAAAGCTCAACGCTATCGCAAACAACACTGGCACGGAGTACAACATCTGGCGCGTGGCTACACCGAATATGTGTTTTGCAAGAAACAACGAATACGGCACAAACGGCAGCGCGGAATATTATGGGATCGAGTTTGGCGAAACGACCACCTACAACAAGACGGCCAACAGCGCCAAGGACACAGCATTTGTTGTGAACGTGTGCAACCCGTCTCAACAGAAGGTCTACTCCTTCTGTTACGGCGCGGGCTATGACCGCGAGATCTTCACCGGCATCCAGACCGTGGCCGTTACGGGCGTATCGCTCAACGCTGCCTCCGGCGAACTGACCATCGGCGGGCAGACCACGCTGACGGCGACCGTGAAACCCGCAGACGCGAGCAACAAGACGGTGACGTGGGCAAGCTCCGCGCCTTCTGTGGCCACCGTGGCTAATGGAGTTGTCACAGCGCACGCGCCGGGTGTGGCTAAAATCACGGTAAAAACCGCAGACGGAGGCTTTACGGCAGAGTATGCGCTGACGGTCAAAGCCGCGACGTCCGACCTGCTGGCGGACTACGGTTATGCGGACAATACCCGGCTTTCCACCGGCAGCGGCAGCGAGAAACCCGCCACAGGCTATGTGACCGTCGGACACACGGCGGCGATCCCGATCGACAAGACCAGATATCCCAATGGTGCGACCATCCGCGTGACCGGCGCGGTGAACTGTCTGGGCAATAACTGGTCCGGCACCGACAACGGCGGCGACAGCGCGTTCGTGTTGTATACGACTGGCGGAACGCAGTTTTCGAACGCGAGCTACATTGAGGCCAAGACCACGACGGCGGGGGCGTTTACGATCGACGCGGACAAGACCGGCTTTACGCTGGACATCGCGTCGCTGTCGGCGCCGCATTATATCAAGTTCTGCGTCAAGGGCGTCGGCGCAAATCTTACGGCGACGCTGACGCCAAAATGAAGGGGGTAACAGCAGATGGAGATCATCGAAGCATTTGCGGCGAAAAACAAGTGCTATCAGGCGGGCGCGGCGCTAGTCCCGCGCGGCATCATGCTGCACAGCATCGGCTGCCCACAGCCCAACGCGGCGGTGCTGGCACGGTACTTTGACCAGTACCAACCTGGCGGCCAGTCGGTCTGCGTGCACGCATTTGCGCAGGCGGACGGCACGGTGTATCAGACGCTGCCGTGGGAGATGCGCGGCTGGCACTGCGGCGGCGCGGCAAATAATACCCACATCGGCATCGAAATGACGGAGCCGGGCGCGGGCATGGCCTACGCCGAGGCCGCGGCGCAGATCACGGGCACATACCGCACGGCCGTGGCGCTGTTTGCGCGGCTGTGCGGGGTTTACGGGCTGGACCCGCTGGCCGACGGCGTCATCATTGGCCATGCGGAGGGGCACCGGCGCGGGGTGGCGAGCAACCACGCCGACCCGGAATATCTGTGGCGGCAGTACGGCATGGGCTTCACCATGGACGGATTTCGCGCCGCCGTCGCCGAGGCGATGGCCGGCACGCAGAAGGAGGAAACAGACATGACACGGTACAACACCGTGGCCGAGATGCCCGCATGGGCGCAGGCCGAGGCGCAGCGGCTCGTTGACCGCGGCGCGCTCAAAGGAGACGCCGACGGCAGGCTCGACCTGTCGCTGGATATGCTGCGCACGATGCTCGTGTGCCAGCGGATGATCGACCAGGCAAAGGAGACATAAATGGACCGACTCACAACGATCAAAGCGGCCGTCTGCACGGCGGCCGCAGCGCTGACGGCCTTCTGGGGCTGGACAGGCTGGCTGGCGGCGGCATGGTTTCTGGCCATGCTGCTCGACTATGCCACCGGCAGCGCCGCCGCCC